GCTGGCCAGCGAAGTGCCTGCCGCAATCCGTGGTGGTGACCTCACTCCGGCCTGATAAACCAATGAGCGCGGCGCCAGCCTGGGCCGCGCAATAACTGGATGATCTCAGATGGATACCAGAATCAAGATGAAATCGCTGGTCACGACGAGCCAATACGGCGTGCTTACTCCGGATACCGAGCTGCGCACATCCGCCGAGTTCGCACGGCATCTCGTTGAAGAGTGCCAGGCGGCTGAATACGTTAAGACACAAGTTCCACCGAAGCCTGCGCCGATCAAAGCTGCGCAAAAGTCCAGCGCCAAGGAGTAACCCATGCCCCGTTATGCACACGCCGATTTTCTTGACGGCGGCTCGGACGCCTTCATCGCGGAATGCGATGTCGTCTTCCTCGTCGATGCCTACACAACCAGTTATGCCACGGCCAGCGGAAGCGCAAAGATCGCAGAGGCCGCACTGGTGTCTGGAGACTTCTCGGTTTCCGGTGCAGATGGCGCCGCGCGGGTGATGACGCTCGCAATTTCCGGAAAATCCGGTGGAAACGCCTCAAAGGCTGTTGCTGATGGCACCAACATGCATCTCGTGTTTGGCAACAGCGTTGCCAGCAAGGTGCTCTACGTCACCGAAGAATCAACCGACCAGCCCATCACGCTCGGAAACCCGGTGACATTCAACAATTCGCCGACCTACAGCTTCCAGCAGCCGACCGCCTGATCATGATCACGCTCTGCGCGCGGGTTGGCTGGCCTGACAGCCTGACCGGCAAGCTCGGCGCGGCGGTCATCAAGATCGCCCAGCCGAGCCGGATCTATCACACCGGTTTATTGCTGTCAGATGGCTGGCTCTACCAGGCGCGGCTTTCTGAGGGCGTGCATCGCATCAAGACAAATGTCTTCGATGGGTCCTGGGACACGCTCGAGCTCGGAAAGTGGGCCGATGAGGACCACGCATACAAGTATTGGCAAGCCCGCGTTGGAAACGGCTATGACTTGCCGGGGCTTGTCGACTGGGGGCTGCGCCGCTACGCGCTGACGCTGCTTGATATCCGGATCCGGCCGGGGCTGCAGTCTCCGCGCAACGAGTTCTGCTCGGAACTCACGATGGGCATGCTCGACTATCCAGACCCGGTGCAGTACTCGCCGAGCGCGACGAAGCGCGAGTGTGTGAAACGCAATCGAATGGAGTTGGTTTGATGACCCTCGACGAAATACGCGCGGCAATCGCCGCGAGCGCTGAGCTGCAGGCGCTGGTGCCAGACACGGTGGCACTTGCTGGTGCATTGTCGGTTGGCCGAAAGGAATTCGTGCCGACCGAAATCGGCAAGGGGACGATCATCGAAACCCTGGGCCTCGGGGTCGCCAATGGCTTGATCGACGCAGTGCTCGCCACAGCTGATTACCGACACGTCAAGGAATTGCTCGAGCAGGGTCGCTTGCGTCTCGATATTGTTGCGCACGCCGGAATGCTGCAGCCGCTTGTATCTGGTGGAGTTTTGACGCAGCCTCAACTTGATGCGCTCGTGGCGCGTGCCCAGGTCGATGCGCCGATTCCAGAGTTTGATGTCCGCCGTGCAATTTATGCCGACGACGGGAGCCTACTCGTATGACTACCTCAACTCCCGTCTATGCAGCACGGACACTCATTGCCGCCGGAACAAGTAACGCCGCCGGAGCAACGACAGAGGGAACTCCTCTTGATCTGCGCGGAAAGTTCGGCGGCATGCTTACCGCGAAGATCACGAACGGAGCCACCGGCCCGACGGTTCAGGCAACCATACAAGTGCTTGCCGCAGTCAATGACAGTTCCACGCCCGCTGCTGGCGGGGAAGGATCAAACTGGAAGCTTATCTACGAGATCGGCGGCGGGACGGATGCAAATGCTGTAACGAGAATCCGTGGAATGCCGATCTATGGGTTTCAGCATGTACACGCGCGAGTCACCGGTAACACCGGTCAGGCCGTCACCTGTGAAGCCTATATGACTGAGTTCAGCAGCGTTTCGAGCGCGTAGTAATGTCAGTGATTCTGCTGCCGCAGCGGTGGCGAAACCAGCCGCAAGGTAAAGTTCAGTTAGCTCGCGGATTTGATACTAGATTCGCGGTACTTCCTTCTACTCTCACGGATTTCGCGTCAGATCGAGTGGAGGGTGCTGGGCTTTCGCTATCGGCATCGAAAACGCGGGGTGTAAACCAGTCTGGACAGTACATCAAGGCATCCTTCCAGCGTAACAGCACGTCGATCTATCCGCGCTGGAAGTCTGGGCCGCAGCCCGGATCTGGTTCGTTCGCGCTGCTACTGCACGCAGTGGTCCCTGCTGACACGACCGGTTTCCCGCTTTGGAGTAATCATGGGGGAGCAAACCAATGGCGCATTCAAGCCAACTTTCTGGCTGATGGAGCGTCTGGTGGTGCGTCCGAGAGTGGCGCAATCTCTCTGCTGACATATGACGGAACTTTCGCAAATATCGGCGTCAGCGGAGTTGTAGATGGGAAGCCGCACACATATCTTTTCGTCAGATCTGGGACGCTGCATGAGATTTGGGTAGACGGGGTGCGCAAAGCCGTGCAGGCCATGACGGCGCGGAACGTGAGCGGCACTAAATCCGTCGGTCCGGCAATGTACTGGAACGCGGCGGGCAATGCAGACTCTGCTTCTGGGAATTACTCATCTGCACAAGACTGTTCGCTGTTCGCGATGCTTGGACCTGTTACAGATCCGGCGTCTCTGTCCGCGGACCCGTGGCAGATGTTCGCGGAAGATCCGATCCGGATCTATTTCGATATTGGAGCTGGTGGTGGAGCCGCTGGTGTAACGGGTGAAAACAGCACGCAGAGCAACGCCGGATCATCTGGAGCAATCCAGCAGACGCACCTGGCTGGCGCCGAAAACAGCGCGCAGGCCAACACCAGCACCGCCGGAGCAATCCAGCAAACACACCTTGTCAGCAGCGCAAACAGCGCGCTGGCTAACACCAGCACCGCCGGATCAATCCAGCAAACGCAGCTGATCGGTGCCGCAAACAGCGCGCAATCTAACACCAGCACTGCAGGGTCAATCCAGCAAACTCACCTCGTCAGTGCGGCCAGCAGTACACAGAGCAACGTCGGCACGGCGGGGTCGATCTCGACAGAAACTGTCGCCTACGTAACCGGCGCATCGAGTACGCAGGCCAACACCTGCACCGCTGGCGCCATCCAGCAGACGCACCTCGTCAGTGCTGCAAACAGCACACAAAGCAATACTGGTACGGCCGGCTCGATCCAGGTGGCGGGCGCAGTCGCGGTGGTCGGGGCGGACTCAACGCAGTCCAATACCGGCAGCGCGGGGTCGATCCAGCAGACGCACCGGGTAGGCGCTGCCAATTCAACCTGCGCGGCGGTGGGCAGTGCCGGCAGCATCCTGCAGGTGCATCTCATCATCTGCGCGGATTCGACTCAGCGGGCGACCGGCAGCGCAGGGTCGATTGGTGATGTCGTGATTTCCGACATTGCCCTGGCCGCGCAGCGACAGCGCAATACAAACACGGCGCGCCGCGGGCGTGCCAACCTCGCATCCACCGGACGCTACAATGTCAATTAAGCTCATCACCCCGCCGGCGGTCGAGGTCTTCTCGCTGGCAGAGGCAAAGGTCGCGCTGCGCAAGGAGACAGACGAAGAGGACGGGCTGATTGCGATGCTCATCAGCGCAGCGCGCAAGCAGGCTGAGCACATCACCGGCCGCGCCTTCGGCGCGCAGACGCGCGAGCTCATCATCGACGCGTTTCCGGATGATGAAATCCTGCTGCCGGGCTCGCCTGTGACATCGATCACAAGCGTGATCTACGCGGACGACACCGGCGCGACGCAAACGCTCGACAGCGCGGCCTATGTGCTGGACCCGGATTACGTACCCAGCAGCCTTTTGCCGGCGGCTGGCCTGAGCTGGCCAGGCACTTACGACACCGCCAATGCGGTTCGGGTGCGCTACGACTGCGGCCATGTGGCGGCGGATGTGCCCGACGTCAAGGTGTGGATGCAGATCACTGTGTGCACCCTCTTCGCCCAGCGCGAAGGGCTGAGCGGAAACGCCATCAGCGCCGTACCGCGCCAGGCGTGGGATGCCTACCTTGACCCCTACATCATCTACTGACGGACACAGCACATGGGCCTGCCAGCCGCACGATTCAACGAGCGCGTGCAAATCCAGCAGCGCGTCGTCACCGGTCGCAATGCGATGGGCGGCGACATCTTCGACTGGCAGCCCGCGTTTGCGCATGCGGCGGACGGCTACATTGCCGCTGCGGTTGAGCCGCTGCGCGCGCGTGAGTGGTTTGCCGCCGCGCAGATGCAGGCCAGCGCAGACTTTCGGGTAACGCTGCGCTATCGCACCGGCATCACGTCCGACATGCGGGTGCTGTGGCGCGGCGAGCCGCTCGAGATCGTCGGGCCGCCGATTGACGTTAAAGCGCGGCGCGAAAACATCGAGCTGATGTGTGCCAGCGGGGTGCGCAATGGCTGACGGGATCGAAGTCACCCTGGAAGGTATCGACGACATGGCGCGTCGCCTGCGCGACGTACCGATTGCTCTGCGCAAAAAGGTGCTGCTGCGAGCGCTGCGCAAGGGGGCACAGATCATCTCGCGCGACGCCAAGGCCGGCGCGCCGGTGCTCAAGCGGCCGGCGCCGTTTCGAAAGCCTGGAACCGTAAAAAAAGCCATCTCTGTTCGCACCTCGAAAGTCGCGCGAAAGTCCGGCGATGTGGGCGTATTCGTCGGTGTCAAGCCGCTGCGCGGCGCGCGGCAGAAGAAGCTCGGACGCGCCGGCGCGAAGAATCCGAACGACCCGTACTACTGGCGTTTCCTGGAGTTTGACACCCGGCGCGGCCCGGGCAAGAAGTTCCTCACGCATGCAGCAAGCAACAAGGCCAGCGCGGCCCTGGATGCTGCAATCGCCGAGGTGGCGCCAGCAATTGAAAAGATGGATAGACGATGAACGCAGAAACGAGGCTCTACGAAATACTCACGGCGCACAGCCCGCTTACGGCGTTGGTGGCGACCAGGATCTATCCGGATGCGATGCCTGCGAACACGACGTATCCGGCTATTGTGTTTTCTCGCTCGAGCACCGAACCAATCGTCATGCTCAGTGGCAGTGCTGACGGCGAGCTGGCCACATTGACAATCGAGGCATGGTCGCCAACGCGCAGTGCGTCAGCCGATGTCGCAGATGCCGTCCAAGCAGCGCTGCAGGTCGAGCTCGAGAGCATCGATACCGCCGTGTCGCTGTACGACCCTGAGTTAGACCTGCACGGCATATCGATGACCTGCACACTGCTGATCGAATAACACAGCCCACACACAACCCCGACCGGCCCGCCCTGAGCGGGCCTTTTTTATGGAGCATCGAATATGAGTAACCTCATCGGACGCGGCGTCCGCGTCGAAGTCGCAAAAACCTACGACACGGCAAAAACTATCTCTGCAATCACCCTTGCAGACCCCGCTGTTGCCTCATCGACAGGGCATGGTCTTGCGGACGGGTCGATCGGCTACCTCACCGGCGTTACCGGCATGGCAAACCTCGATGGGCAGGCCATTTCTGTCGACGCACCGGCAACCGATTCGTTTTCACTCGAGGGAATCGATTCGTCTGCCTATGCGGCATTCACCGCAGGGACTTTCGTTCCAGTAACGGCATGGTCAACCCTGGCGCGGGCGGCGTCGTACTCGATCGGCGGTGGTGACGCCAACCAGCTTGATACCACTGTGCTGCTGGACGAAATCGCCCAGAACGCAAACGGGCTGCTTGCAGCGCAAAACGTGAGTTTCGGCCTCAAACTCGAAGAGGTTGACGACGAAGCTCAAAAGCTCGTCTATGCCGCTGCGCTCAGTCAGGGCTACATGGTGTTCCGCATCACGACCAAGAACGGCGCGCGCCGGATCTTTCGCGGACAGCCGTCGCTGTTCGGTGAAGACGTGCAGCAGGGCGCGCTTGGCACGGGCTCATTCTCGGTGACCGTCAAGGGTCAAGTTCTGCGCCTGGCGGCAGTCTCCTGATGGACGCAACGCAGCTCCTTGCGATCCGCGCGAAAGCGCGGCGCATATGGGTCGATCTCGAGCCGCGCGGAAAGCGTGTCGCTGTCGAAGCGCTTTCTCCAAAGTCTGCAGCCGCGCTATCCCGCAGCGCATCCGGGAAAAGTGTCGTCGAACAGTCGATCGTCTTCGCAGAGTCGCAAGCGCGCGATTGGGAAGGATTTACCGAGGCCGACATCATCACTAGCGGTGCATCGGATGATGTCGATTTTGACGCTGCGCTGTGGGCCGATCTGCTCGCCGAGCCAAAGCATATGGCGTGGGCGCGATCGGTCTTCGAAAAGCTGCAGGAGCGCTTCGCTGAAGACCTCAAGGCCGCGGAGCAAGACGCAAAAAACTGATCGACCACCTCGACGGCTTGCACGGAGTCGAGGTGGGCGATGCAGACCCTCCGACGCATCAGACGACGGAAGCAATCACGGTATACAGCATGCTTTCAAACGGCATGGGCGGAATCGACTGGTCTGGATTACCGATCGTTGCTGCTCTGCTCGAGATAGACGATATCGACGGCCTTGTGCGTCGGCTGCACATCATCAAGACGCATAAACCCGACAAGGGGTAAAGAATGGCAATTGCCACGCTCACAGTCGACCTCGTCGCAAAGCTCGCAAAGTTCGAGGCCGACCTCGGCCGTGCCGCGCACGTCGCGGAGCGCAACAGCAAGCGCATGGAGGACGCCTTCAAGACGGCCGGCAAGGCGGCAGCCGGCCTCCTGGCTGGTTACAGCGCAAACGCCGTCTTCCAGGCATTCGTACGCGATGTCGCCGATACAGAGGACGCGCTCTCAAAGCTCGCCCAGCGCACCGGCGACACGGTCGAGACGCTGAGCAAGCTGCAATATGCTGCTAGCCTCAACGATGCCACGAATGAAGACCTCGCCACCGGCCTGCGCACGCTCGCGAAGAACATGGGCGACGTGGTCGCAGGCACCGGCGAGGCGCGCGGTGCATTCGAAGCGCTGGGGCTGACACAGGATGTGGTGGCCGGAAAGTACAAGACGGCTGGCGAGCTGTTTGCCGTTGTGGCGGACAAGCTATCGAAATACGAGGACGGCGCGAACAAGGCCGCCATCGCGCAGAAGATTTTCGGAGACGCCGGAACAAAGCTGATTCCACTGCTCAACAACGGCGCAGACGGCCTCAAGGCGATGGCCGACGAAGCGGAGCGCTTTGGGGTTGTGGTGGATACCAAGGCGGCCAAGGCTGCGGCGGATTTCAACGACAACCTCACGCGCATGGATGCCATCGCGCAGGGTCTCAAGATCAGCATCGGTAACGAACTCATCCCGATCATAAATCGCCTCGGCAATGAGTTTCTGGACGCAAAAGCGGCAGGGCTCGGATTCTTCGACTCGTTCATGCGCAACGGCAACCCGCTCGCAAGCACGGCAGAAAACCTCGATGCGGCGCGAAAGAAGCTCGCAGAATTCCGTGCCGGCCTTGAAAAGCCGTTCTACCAGCAAAGCGCGGCAGAGTTCATCGGCGGCGAGAAGGAACTCAAGCGACTTGAGGCGCAGGTAAAGTACTTTGAGCTGCAGATGCAGCGCGCGCGCGACAGCATGGCGGGTGACCTCGGCGCTGGCAGCATTGGTCGCTTTGGAGGGGCCGCGCCATCGCTTCCAAATATGAGCACGAGCAGTAACAAGTCGAGCCGCGTGGCAAAGCCCGCCGCATTCGACGGAATCGCCGATTCCGGCCTGCTCGATAGCATCAACGCGCAGGAATCCGCACTGCAGAAATTCATCGATCTCCAGCGCGATGCAGAGCTCTCGACCGCCGGCTTGACGACTGCGCAGCGCGCCTACAAGGATCTGCTCGATTCTGACATCTGGAAGGGCGCAAGCGACGAGTGGAAAGACATGGCGCGTGCTCAGTTCGAGCAAGCGGATGCGGCCGAGATTGCTGCGAAGAATCAGGAGCGGCTGAATAGTCTGATCGGCGAATTGCCGTCTCAGCAATACGCTGCTTTGGGCAATGATTTGCGCCTGCTTGATGCAGCATACAAGCGCGGCATCATATCGGCTGAGGAATACAACAAGATAGCCGTCGATGGCGCAAAACGCATTTCGGGTGAGGCTACAGCACAGGCTGACGCACTCACTACCTTCTGGGACCAGGCCGGCCGCAACATGCAGGATGGCCTCGCAAACGCCTTCCAGGGCATAGATACCGACTTCGGAAAGCTGCTGCAATCCATGATCGCTCAGGCGGCAGCGGCAGAGATCATGAGCGCGCTGTTCGGTACCGCTGGAGGAAAGCTCGACATCGGCGGCGGATTCGGCAAGCTCTTCGACCTCGGCGCAAGCTTCCTCGGTTCGTTCGCTGTCGGTACAGACTACGTTCCGCGCGATGGCCTGGCGATGATCCATCGCGGCGAGCGCATCGTTACCGCGGCAGAAAACGCGCGTGGCGGAAGCAGTGGAATGACGCTCAATCAGAGCATCGTCATCAACGGAAACGCTGATCCTGCCACAGTCCGACGTGCCGCAGGGCAGGGCGCTAGACAGGCGCTGGCTGCTGCGGGAGGCGCGCAGCGCTATGTCTAGTCCATTTCTCGAAGAGCGCCTGACGCTGTATGTGCGCATGGGCGCGAGCTACCGCGACGAATTCGCTGTGACACCCATCGTCACACGCGGAGGTGGGCGGCATGTGTCGCTTGATCATCCGTTTCCAGTGCGTGTTTTCGACGTCTCATTCAATGGCGACTTCGAAACGCTGTGGAATCGCGTGATTGACATGTACTTTCGCGCCTACGGCGTCTATTCCGGCTTCCGCGTGCGTCATATCGACGACTACTCAACAGCGGGCAATACTGGCACGCCGACACCGTTCGACCAGCCGCTCAAACTCGTGTCAGACGGGGTGTATCAGCTCGTCAAGTATTACGGCGCTGGCGGCACGCCGCTGTCGATCGGTCTGCCGTATCGTAGGCTGCGCAAGCCTGTCGCTGGGACTGTGCGCGTGGCCGTGTCCGGCGTTGAAATCGGCGTTGGAAAGTCAGTCGATACGACGACAGGGATTGTCAGCTTTGACGCCAACGCGTCGGCGACAGTGACCGGAATCACGCAGGCCGCGCAGGCAGTGATCAGCTGCGTCAATACGTATGCGGTCGGCGCGTCGGTGCATCTATCCGGCGTTGTCGGCATGACGGAAATCAACGGCCTGCGCGGAATCGTGCTGTCGCAGACATCCGGCAGCATCACGGTCAATATCGACAGCAGCGGATTTTCTGCCTATTCGAGCGGCGGGGTTGTCAATACGCGTCCGCAGGACGGAGAAACGGTCACCGGAGGGTGCGAATTCGACATACCGGCGCACTTCGCGGCGCCGATCGATGTGACGCACGTCACTCGCACTTTCCGAGACGCTGCACCGGTTCAGGTTGTGGAGATTCTCAATCCATGAAGTCTGTGATCGCAGATCCCGCCACGCGCGTCATCTGTCTGCGCATCGTCGCGCGCAGCGGTACGACCGTCCGTCTCACGCAGTATCCGATCGACCTCGTGATGAGCAACGGCGATGTTTATCTGTCGGCGTCTGGATACACATTCAGCGGTTTGTCGAGCAGCACGAGCATGTCGCCCAGCCTGATCGATCTCGAGGGCATCGTCGGCCTTGCGGGAATTGGCCGAGATGAGTTGTCGTCCGGGGTGTTCGACGGTGCGCGATGCTTTCTTTTTGCGACGAGCTGGGCGGCTCCGGTGGTCGACGAAGAACCCATGGTCAAGTCAATATTCGGCAAAACAACGATCAAGGACGATCTCTATGTGATCGAAGAGATGTCCCTGCTCGATGCGCTCGGCCAGTCCGTGGGGCTCACTGTGACGCCGACGTGCTGGAAGCGATTCGGATCGGCAGAGTGCGGCAAGGACATCGGCCCGCTTACAGTGACCGGCACACTCACGCACGTGACAGACGCTTACACGCTGCGCGATTCAGCGCGGACGGAAGCTGATGACTATTTCGGCGCCGGCACAATTGCATTCACGAGCGGGCCGAACGCCGGACTCAGGCCGATCGACATATCGGCGTATTCTGCAGACGGGACGATCACGCTGCAGGAGCCTCCGTATTATCCGGTCACGGTTGGTACGAGCTACAGCATGATACCGGGATGCCGCAAGCGCGAAATCGAGGACTGTCAGGCCAAGTGGGCGAACCGCATCAACTGCGGCGCGTTTTCAAACGTCCCGACGCAGAGCGTCTACACGACGACGGGCGGT